TATATCTACCCCTGAACCTGTTGTTGAGCCTGTTATTGAGCCTTTAGAGCCTGATTTGCCTATTGTTGAACCTGTTGTGCCTACACCTGAAGAAGCGCACCAGATTTTGCTTGATACTTTGCTTGAAGAAGCTCAAGCCGATGATGTGAAAATACCTGAAGAAATAGCCAATATTCCTGTTTTGGGAGCAACTATTGTGGCTTTGACTGATGCCTTAAACTTTGTTGGAAATGTTGGGGCAGATATGAGTCCTAAAGTTCGTGCTCAAGCTAAGAAGGAAGTTGTTGCAGCCATCGTGCTAACACAAATAAGTCAATTTGCGACTAGCCAATCTTTAGCTTCTGCTCAATCTTCTGCTAGTGCCGGTGCTAGTGGATCAGGTTCTAAAACAAGGAGAAATAAAGAATGAACTTTCTAAAAGATGTTGTAAATCAGATTTGGACTTTACTGGGCATGTTGATTGCCTGGATTGTGCTTGAAGGAACTGCTAAAACTGTTATTGGGTATTGTATTTTGGCGAGTATCAGCATCTGGTTTATTACTTATCCGATTCGTAGAGATAAAGATTAGTCTGTTCGTTCTCGCTTAAGTTTCTGCCTTTGCTTAGGTGTTGTCCCACCCCAAATACCATAATCTTCAAACATCCCTACTTTTAAGCATTTGTCCATTACAGGGCATCGCATACAAATTTGCCTAGCGGTATCAATTGCCATGTTATACATGTTTGTTGATTGACTTGCCCCGCGTGCAGCCCATTCTTCAGGAAAGAACACATCAGGCACTTGCTCACATTCGACACCACCATTATCAATAATTGCTTCTTGCAGCTCGAAAGTGAGGCGATCTATTCTAAATTTGTCGGCGGTCATAGTTAGAGTCTAGTTATGAGCACAAACAATATAGATAAGTTACTTCCTAACGCTGTGAGCTTAGGAACATTCGTAAATAACAGTCCTGAATGGCACGCACTTAGAAATGAGAAGGGCACAATTTCGGGCAGTGAGATAGGCGCAATTCTAGGGCTCTCACCTTTTACTTCTGCGGTAACTGTGTGGGCGCAAAAGACCGGCAGGCTAGCATCGAGTTTTGAAACTAATACTGCTATGCGTTTAGGGCAGTTAGTTGAACCTGCAATCTTTACTTTATATTCTGAGCAGAATCCGACTCATCAAGTTGTTGAAGTAGGAACATACGCGCATAAAGACCAGACTTGGGCTCACGCTAACCCTGATGGGATAGGTGTTGATGAAACAGGTGAAGCCTACATTCTTGAGATAAAACATACTGCGACTTATTGGGATAGTGTTCCCGAACATTATCGGGCACAAGTGTTTTGGTATATGTGGGTTACCGGTTTGAAGCGTGCAGTGTTTGCTGTTGTAAATGCGGGCAGATATAACACTTATGAAGTGTTGTGGGATCAGTTTGAATTTGATGCTATCTACCATCGAATCCTAGATTTTAGAACACGCATTTTTGCTGATGTGCAACCTGACTGGGATGGCAGTGAAAGCACTTATGAAACGACTAGAGCCATTTCGCCTAATGTTGAATCGCGTGATGAAGAGTTAGGCACACTAGGCATAGAGTTGTCTAATGCTCAGCTTGACTTTGATAAAGCGGAAACTCATTTGCGCGAAATGAAATCAAGAGTTATAGGGGCTTTAAATGGTGCTAAGAATGGCACTATTGATGGGCAAGTTGTTGTAACTTTAAGTCAAAGGGGCAATAATGCGCCTTACCTAACAATAAAGAAAGCAGTAAAGAAATAATGGCTCAATTCAATTTAGCAGACTATGAAACTGTTGCCGAACGCATAACCCGCTTCTATAAAGATAACAGCGATGGTCGGATTATTACTCGCAACATTACTACTGCAACGGATAGACAGATAAGCACTTGGGTTGTGCAAGCCTACATTTATTTGAGTTCAGGCGATCAGGCTGCAAACATTCCTAAAGCCACCGGACTTGCATTTGAGATTGATGGTGCAGGTATGGCTAATAAAACTTCTGCTTTAGAGAACGCTGAAACAAGCGCAATCGGCAGAGCATTAGCTAATGCAGGCTATTCAGGCGATAAACGAGCTACACGCGAAGAGATGAGCAAAGTTAAGCGTGATGTTCCTGTGGCACGAAACTGGGAATTGGCTCTAAGCAACATAAACGATATTGAAGGTTTGCGGTCACTTTATCTTGAAGCCAAACAAGGTAAAGCAGCACCTAGTATTCTGGAAGCAATAAAAGGTAAGGCTGATGGAATCTCAACTGGAGTTGCTTCGTAACATAGGTGTCCTGTCTGCTCATGTTCGTGAGCTAGGTGAACTTGTTGTTGTGTTGCGTGATGACCCTATTTTGCGCGGTAAAACCCTGTCTAGGCTACATGAACAGACTGTGCGCCTAAACTTTATGATCAGTTTCTTACAGGATTAGGTGTTTTCGCTGTGTCTATGGTTAGATACAGGTTATGGACAAAACGCGTTACCAAGAACTTCTCAAAACTAATCAAATCGATTGTTGGCAGTGTGGGCAAAAAGTGCCTTACACAATTTGGGCAAAACGCCGAGAACGCGGTAAAGCTGATTGGGATAAATGTCGCGACTGCACCGCTAAACCTTCTAACGCTGTAAGGACAATACACCCTGTTTTGGGTGTAATCATGTGTTACCCCTACACCGGTGAATTAGATGACTTGTGGCGGCCTATTGATGATTCTGGGCAACTGTTTCTACCTGGTGAACGCCTATGCGGTTTGAAAGACTGTGTGAACCGTAACCATGTTATCGGGCTAAAATACGCTAAGAAACCTAAACAAATAACAGATTTTGAACTATCACTGAATATGAGTGTTATTGTTTCAGATAAGATAAAAACAGAGCCAGTCCAAATAAATGAACTGACTCTGTAAACCGATAACTCTACTATCGGCAATCTCATTTTAGCAGTGAGTAGCCGAATGAAAGGCTACAAATTGCATAAAGATATACTAATCGAGCAACAAACTGAGTTTCGAGATATTGCCGTTAAATGGTTTACAGCAGCCACTTTTGAACAAAAACTTTACCTAGTTCTTACTTCCAAAATTGTTGAGTTGCAAGAAAATAAATTAGATTGCAATGAGCGCAGATACAAGTCCTTAAAAACTATAAATCCTACTTGGGCGTTGTTAAAACACCGTAGACATTGGGTTTATTTTAGAGATAATTCGGTTTGTGCTTACTGCGATGTGCCATTGACCAAAGCTCAGGCGCAGATAGACCATGTGATTCCTGCTTCATCTTGGCCAAAGAAATGGTTATGGCTAGCGAATGATGCTTCTAATCTTGTGGCTTCATGTCCAAGTTGTAATCAGGCTAAAAACATTAAGTTGATTTTACCTAGTCGGCCTGTTTTGCCTATTGTGTTTGGTTTATGTATGCCTCAACGCTTACTTACTAACTATCATTGTGCTGAAGCTAGTGATAATAATTGTGAATCTTGTGGGGCAGAAGCAATAAATGTTTTTTGTATTGTTCATGGTGAGCAGACTATTCCTTTATGCCAAAATCCAGATTATTTTAGAGTTTTAGGCGAACATCATGGGCTATAACGAGATGGATAAGGTTTGGGATAAATCTGAAGCTATGAGAACAGACAAACTTGTTCTGTTGGCTATTGCTCGCACCTATAACAAGGGCAAAGGTTCATGGCCTAGTCAAAAGCATTTGGCCAAAACTTGTGGCATAAATGTTAGATCAGTTAGGCGTAGTATTCAGGCGTTACAGGAATCAGGTGAACTGGTATGGGTTCGCGGTAGTAACTATTCGGGTAAGGCTAATTTGTATTACATTACTGTTTGTGAAGATGCAGAAATGTCCGCTGAAAGTGCAGAAATGTCCGCTGAAAGTGCAGAAATGTCCGCTCAAACTAACCAAAATGTCCGCCTATTAAATAAACAATTAAATAAATTAGATAAGGGCAGGAATCTTGTTTTTGATTCTAAGCCTGGTTCTATTTTTTGGGATGTTGTTGCTCAGGCTCGACCTGATTTGTCGTTTGTTGAGCGTAAAGAGGGTTTGGAGAGTTTTGCTGTGTCTAAGGATGCTTGGTGGATTGAGCATGCTCGTACCGATGAGATTTTGTTGAATAAGGTTTTGGCATGCTTTCCTAGTGCAGATGGGAAATGATGATGAGTGAGATTGATTTTGAAGAGCTTGTTATAGGTTCTATTTTGAATAGTCATGGCAGGGTGTTGGATCATGTTCATCTTGAGTCTTCTGATTTTAATGCGCCCTGGTTTGCTGAAGCGTTTGATGTGATTCTTGATTTGAAGGCTCACAATAAGGCTATTGATGTTTTTACTGTGTCTGCTCGTTTGAATCCTGTTGCTAGGCAGAGAGTTATTGTTGCGACTGATTTTGCTGTGATTCCGGCTCATGTTGCTTCTTATGTTTCTAGGGTTGTTGAGCAGAGTGTTGATAGGAAACTTAGGATTCTTGCTTTGGAGATGGCAGGTGATGGGGATGTTGCTGCGCGTATTGAGCAGGTGAAGCAGGAGATGCAGAAGTTGCAGCTTGTTGAGTCTTTTGAGTTGCCTGACCTTCGCTATGATTTGACGCTTATGTTGTTGGAGATTCGTAACCCTAAACGCACTATTGCTACTTGTTTCAGTAAATTGAATGCGCTTATTGTGGGTTTGAAGCAGTCTGGGTTGTATGTGTTTGGTGCTCGACCTGGTGTTGGTAAGACTGTGGTTGGGTTGCAGTTGGCTTGGGAGATTGCTCGCACTGATGATGTGCTGTTTTTTAGCCTTGAGATGGATAAGAGTAGTTTGTTGAATCGTGCTGTTGCAGGTGAGTTGAATATTCCTTTGGATACGATTGAGCGTAATGAGCTGACTAATGTTCAGGTTCAAAGTATAGATAACTTGATTTCTGCGACTAGAAGTAAGTTGATTATTAGTGATCGTGGTGGGCAGAATGTCGCTCAGTTGCGGGCTTATGCTTTGGCTGTTTTGCAGAAGCAGTCTGTGAAGGTTATTGTTGTTGATTATTTGCAGTTGATTACTGCTGCTAATGCGCGTGCACCTAAGTATGAGCAGATTTCTCAGATAAGCATTGATTTGAAGAATTTAGCAAAGGAGTTAGGTATTCCTATTGTTGCTTTAGCTCAGTTGAATAGGCGTGTCGATAATAAGCCTGACGATAAACCTAATGCTTCTGATTTGCGTGATTCAGGTCAGATTGAGCAGGATGCTGATGTGATTGTTATGTTGTCTCGAAAGCAGTCTGATGTTGATAAGGGTAGGGATGCTGATTTGGAGAAGAATCAGGATTGGGATAATTCTTTGATGGGTTTAAAGAGCCTGATTACTTTTGATGTAGTGAAGAACAGGCATGGGGCTACCGGAGTGTTTGACCTGGTGTTTGATGGCAGATTTAGCAGGGTAAAAGACTTACACTAGAAATTGTGGTTGAAGATAATAAGGTTGAGTGTCGGCGTTGCGGGTTTATGTGGGCTGTTGCAGCTGAGAAGCGGGGTCGTAAGGATCTTCTTTGTATAAACTGTCGGGCTAGGAAGCAGGCTGTTATTCAGTATGGGGTTTTGCGGTGTATTCCGCATGAAGGTTTGGTCGATGTTGATTTGAATCCGATTGATGAGTCAGGGAAACTGCTAAAAGCAGGTGAGCGTGTTTGTGGGCATAAGGATTGTATGAATGAAACACATATTGTCGCACCCTAACCTTAGACTATGTAAGTAATATCAAAACAACTATTAGAAAAGAGAAATCATGGCTCAGGTCAAGGTAACAGGTAAAGTAAATAAAGTTTTTGGGGCAAGCTCACAAGGGTTATCGCTTGTTGAGTCCTATAAGTCGGCTACTGGTGAAGATTACACGCGCACTTGGACTGTCTGGTTTGCTGTGGCACATAACATTGCGGTTGATGCGGATGTTACTGTTACAGGGCAACTATCGGCGAAGATTGAAGATTTTGAAGATAAGACTGGTAAGCCTGGTCGTAAAGTCAAACTTGATGTAAATAATGCTGTTGTTGCTGATGCACCTAAAGTTTCTGTCCCTACTGACCTTCCCTTTTAGTAGATGCAGAATTGGGGTGTCGGCTTTGTTTTAGGTTTCCTCAGCCTAAATAATGCTCTCGCTACCCCGCAACCCCTATCAGCCGTTAATGGTTTGGTAGGGGTTTTTATTTGGTTTGTGATGTTTGTGAATTGGTATGGCAAGAAATAGTTTTAGTTTTACTGTCTTTGGCACTGATCCTGCGCCACAGGGTTCTAAAAAGTATGTTGGGACTAGGCGGACTGCTGCCGGCAATAACATTCCTTTGATTATTGAGAGTTCACCTAAACTGCCTGCTTGGCGGAAGGCTGTGAGTGATGCTGTTATTCAGGCTATGCAGGATTCGGGTGATTTAAGTAAGTTTGATGGGGCTGTAAAGGTTGAAGCAGTCTTTTATTTGACTCGTAAGCCTTCTGTGAAGCGTGAATGGCCTATTGTGCCACCTGATGTGGATAAGCTGACTAGAGCCTTGTTGGATGCTTGTAAGGCTGTTTGGACTGATGATGCGCTTGTTGTAAGGCTTGAAGTGTCTAAGAAGTATGCTGTGGGGGAGTCTGGGGTTGCGGTTACTATCTCTAATTACCCTTAAATTGTTTACCAAACTGTAATGTAAAACTTAGTCCTAAATGCTTTGCTTGAGCAACTATTTGAGCATAGAATAGACCTATCAGGTCAAAAGGCTTGATACGGACAAACAAAGGACAAAACTAATGATTACTTACAAAGAAGCACCTACTGTTCATGCTCAAGGTTTGTGGGACAAACTAAACAAGGCAGTTGAAGCTAACCCGAACCTGGATGTTGCAGGTTTCTTCCTAAACGAGATTATGAATGAAGTTGCATCAGATCTTGTTTACTGTTGCTACTGTTCTAAAACTGCGGTGAAACTTGTTTGCTGCGGAACTTATGATGGTTTGACTCAAGTTACTTCTGAGAACATGTATGCTATCGCAGGATATTACAATCTCAACATTTGGCAGATTGATGAGTTAGAGCAAGCTGTCTGCAATTATGAAGAATCATCACCGAAAGTTGATTCTATTTATGATGAAGTTGAATCAGATTGTATGTTTTGTGTTTATTGTGCTACTGCTTCTGTAAAGCAGGTTTGCTGTAACGCTATGGATGGGC